CACCTAAGAAACAAGAGGGCAGAGGGTGGAAAACTAGGGGGAAACCCTAATCTGAAGGTTAACCACAAGGTTATCCATATGGTTGAAAAAGAGGTTAAACAAAAACCAACCCCTTCATCTTCATCTTCTTCTTCATCTTCAAACATAAATACACCGCCTAGCGGCGTTTCACCAGAGGTTTGGCAGGAATTCGTGAAACACCGCAAAGCAAAGAAGGCAGCAGTCACGCCATTGGTCATCAAAAGCATTGCTGAACAAGCAGACAAAGCTGGCTGGACATTGGAGAACGCTTTGAAAGAAACGGTAGTTAGAAACTGGCAATCGTTTAATGCTGATTGGGTGACAGGCAAAAACGCAACACAAACCAACGTCATGGCAGGTGTACTATGAAAGGCCACGAAGGAATCATCAAAATGCGCCAGCAAGGTTACGCACCGCACATTGTCCACATTGACGATTACGTTTTTGAAAGCCCTTTAACCGACTGGGAAGAGCAAGACCAAGTGCCAACAGTTTGCGTAAATAAGGATGCTTTAGAAATGCTCGATTTGCGGTTTTTGGTTGGGTTAAAGGTTTTTATTTCTAGCCACACAGAAGAAAGAGCCAAGAAGTTATTTGATCTTTGCAAGAAAGCAGGGGCAAAGATGGTTTCATCTGGTCACACTATCCAACAGGGCGAACGCTACAAAACAGGATGGAATGAGTTTTATCATGGCTGAATTAATCCCAGACACCATCGACTTTTCGCAGTACCTGCGCGAAACAGACAACAAGCAAAAGGTACGCCCTGCTGCTGACTACCTTCCGGCGATCAAGGAGCGTATGCGCACGATGGCCACAGAGCGCAAGCTGTATCTGCCCTGGGTGAAATCTTACGATTCGTTTTACTTTCGAGAAGGCGAGATGACGGTTTGGGCTGGACAGAATGGCCACGGGAAAAGCCAGGTGACGGCACAGATCGCAATGCAATTGATGCACCAGGGCGAGAGGGTTTGCATGGCGTCGTTTGAGATGAAGCCGGTGGAGACCATCCGACTGATGAGCAGGATGTTCATTGGGACAAACCCTTACACGCCGGAGTATCAGAACGACCAAGGCTATGAGGCCCTGGATGCCATGTTTGACGGCTTTGGTGCGTGGAGCGATAAGCGGCTATGGATTTACGACCAGATGGGTGTTACGAATCCTGAAACGGTAATCGGCATGAGTCGCTACTGTGCGAAGGAGTTGGGCATCAAGCACATCTTCATTGACTCGCTGATGAAAGTGGTGGGCGACGAGGACGATATGAACGGCCAGAAACGGCTTGTCGGTGAACTATTTAGCATTGCTAAAGACTTGCGCGTCCACATCCACCTTATCCATCACCTGAAAAAGCCGCAGAACGAGGCGCAGATTCCCGACAAGCACGACACCAAGGGAAGCGGAAGCATCACCGACCAGGTGGATAACTTGTTCATGATATGGCGCAACAAGCCGAAAGAGGACGATAAGCGCACCGCCGGACAGTTTGGAAAGAAGCAGGCTGAACCCGATTCAATCCTTTTTTGCAGGAAGCAGCGACACTTTGAAGGCAATGGTGACGGAGAACCGGCAATCGGACTCTGGTTGCACAAAGATTCCGGCCAATTTACCGGCAACGCTGGCGATATTCCAACTAATTACGAGTAAAAAATGATTCACTATCACGGTTCCCCAATTACGCCAGCGACAGCTGCCGCCAAAGTTCTTGCTGGACGGCACTCCTTTGTGTCCTTTGCTCACCCTGAGCAACTTCCAATAGCCATTGAGGTTTGCCAATCGTTTGCTTTAGACAACGGTGCATTTTCTGCTTGGATGGGTGGAAAACCAATTAAAGACTGGATGCCGTTTTATGAATGGGTAGCAAGCCATATGAATCGTCCAGGTTTTGATTTCTTTGTCATTCCTGACGTAATTGATGGGGACGAAAAAGCTAATGATGCTTTGGTTCGTTCTTGCCCATTGCCGAGCCATATGTCCGCGCCCGTTTGGCATATGCACGAATCCACAGTAAGACTTCAATGGTTAGCCAGAACTTTCCCGCGAGTTTGCATTGGTTCTTCTGGTCAGTTTGCTGTTGTCGGTTCTGCTAATTGGTGGAATCGCATGAACGAAGCATTGTCAAAAATCATTGACAAAAATGGCTTTCCGATTACAAAACTTCACGGTTTGCGAATGCTTAACCCCGATGTTTTTACACGAATACCGTTTCATTCAGCCGACTCCACAAGCGTTGGCCGGAACATTGGTATTGATTCTGGCTGGAAGGGGACATTTATGCCGCCAGACAAGGATTGGAGAGCCGTAACCCTTGCGGCTAGGATAGAAGCGCACAACTCAGCAACCCATTGGACAACACAACCTAAACAGGACTCTTTATGCCTTTTTTAATCGCACTTTATGCTTCCGCAATGACTCTAGCTAACCTTTCAATTGCTCAATGGGGGCCGTGGGTTAGTCCAATCAATGCGTTTTTGTTTATCGGACTTGATCTTGTTTTGCGGGATTTGCTCCATGAACGACTTAAACCTCAGCAAATGGGTTTTTTGATTGCCGCGACTGGTGCATTGACTTACATTCTCAACCCAGCCGCAGGAATGATTGCAATAGCGTCAGCAGTGTCTTTCACCGCCGCCGCAGTAGTTGATTGGGGAGTTTTCATCAAAACATCTGGAACATGGTTTAACCGTTCTACAAAATCAAATTTAGCAAGCGCTGCGGTAGATTCTTTGTTGTTTCCGACAATTGCGTTTGGTTTGCTTATGCCGCAAATTGTTTTTGCTCAGTTTTTGGCAAAGGTTTGTGGCGGCGCGTTTTGGGGTTATTTAATCAAGAAAAAATTTGATGTCTGACCGTGCCCAGTTGGAGAAGGCCGAGGCGAGGATGCTTGTTCCCTCATACTTTGCAACTGTCGCATTGTTGGGACGGCCACAGGCCAACGTCTGGCTGTCAAAGCAGATCGGCAAACTTGAAAAGCACTACGGCAAAGGTTTCGATGAACGCTGCCGTGGATTTATGCGGGAAATAACGGAGACTGAACTATGCGATATGCGGCAAGGGTAGACGCTAATCAGGAGCAGATAGTCAGCGCTTTAAGGGCTGCTGGCGCTTACGTCTGGATTATTGGCCTGCCGGTGGATTTGTTGGTGGGCTACAAGAACCACACCTTCTTGGTGGAAATCAAAGACGGCCCCAAAAAGAAGCTGACCAAGCTGCAAGAGGACTTTTTCAAGAACTGGACGGGCGGCACGCTTGCACGAATTGACGGCCCAGAGGCTGCATTACGCATGATTGGAGTAGTCAATGAAACTATCAATTGAATGCCACGAACCCGTGCAGGCGCATCTGGCAATGAGTAAAACCATCTGGCCGCAGTTAAAGAACGCTTTAATGGCTGGCCACAAGATGGTGCTGGAGATTAAACCCTCCACTCGCAGCCTAGAGCAGAATTCGCGTCTGTGGGCAATGCTTACCGAAATCAGCCGACAGGTGGACTGGTACGGGCGCAAGCTAACGCCAGAGGAATGGAAGCACGTTTTCACGGCATCGCTGAAAAAGCAGGACGTTGTGCCAGGCTTAGACGGCGGCTTTGTTGTGCTGGGAATGTCAACGAGCAGGATGACTAGAGCAGAGATGTGCGACCTTCAAACCCTGATGGAAGCATTCGGCGCAGAGCGTGGCGTGAGGTTCTCCGCATGATGTTTCCGAAAACGAAATATGTAAGGAACAAGAAACGCTTGGAAGCCTGCCGCGCTTTACCTTGCCAGCATTGCGACGCAGAGGATGGAACGGTGGTAGCCGCACACTCAAACGAAAGCGCTCACGGCAAGGGACGGGGAATAAAGGCGAGTGATGAGTTTGTCGCAGCTTTATGCTTTACTTGCCACGCAAACCTAGACCAAGGCAAAATGAGCAGGGACGAAAGAACACAGATGTGGCAAAATGCTCACATCAAAACCATAGGATTATTGGACAAATGACCAAGCGCACCAAGCCAGGCAGTATTGATCGCGCCATCGTAAGTGCTTTGGTACTTGAGGGGATGCGAAGCGGCCTAAGTGCGTCGAAGGCTTGCAAGATTGCGGGAGTGCATCAGAGTACGTTTAACGACTGGGTGAATGATGATGCTGAGTTAGCCGTAAACTATGCGCGTGCGAGAGAAGACTTAATTGAGTTAATCGCCGAAGAAGTATTAGAGTTAAGCGATTCCGAAGTTGGATTACTACCGGATGGTAAGAAAGACTGGGCGGCAGTACAAAAGCACAAACTCCAAGTAGATACTCGCAAATGGTTGCTTTCCAAACTAGCGCCGAGAAAGTACGGTGACAAAATAGAAGTAACTGGCGACCCTGAAAATCCATTGGTTCACCGCATTGAACGCATAGTGGTCAAATCTTGACAACCCTCCAAATCCAAACGCCTGAGTGGGCGCTTCCTCTGTTAAAGCCAAGCCGCTACAAGGGCGCATGGGGTGGCCGTGGAAGTGGCAAGTCCCATATGTTCGCAGAGCTTATGATAGAGGCGCACATCCTAGACCAGAAACGCAGGAGCGTCTGCGTCCGCGAAATCCAAAAGTCTCTAAGCCAGTCGGTGAAACGCCTGCTGGAGACCAAGATCCAGGACATGAACGCTGGCGCTTACTTCGAAGTGCAGGATGTTGTCATCAAGTCCAAGAAGGGCGACGGCGCGATCATCTTTCAGGGTATGCAGAACCATACCGCCGACTCGATTAAGTCGTTGGAAGGCTACGACTGCGCCTGGGTAGAGGAAGCCCAAAGCCTAAGCCAGACCAGCCTTGACCTGCTGCGACCAACAATCCGCAAGCCTGATTCCGAACTGTGGTTTACCTGGAACCCGCGCCAGCAGTCTGACCCCGTGGATTTTCTGCTGCGTGGCCCGACACCGCCCAAGGATGCGACCGTCCTCAAGGTTAACTTCACCGATAATCCGTGGTTTCCTGACGTACTGCGCGACGAGATGGAGTACGACAAGCGCCGCGACCCTGACAAGTATGGCCACGTCTGGATGGGAAGTTACCTGACCAACAGCAGCACCCGCGTGTTTAAGAACTGGGTGATAGAAGAGTTTGAAGCACCGCCTGACGCAATCCACCGCCTAGGCGCAGACTGGGGCTTTGCCGTTGACCCGACTACGTTGGTGCGCTGCCACATCATTGGCCGCAAGCTGTATATTGACTACGAAGCGTATATGGTGGGCTGCGAGATCGTCAACACGCCTGAGCTATTCATGCAGGTTCCCGAGGCCGAGAAATGGCCTATTGTGGCCGACAGCGCCAGGCCAGAGACCATCAGCCATATGAAGCGCAACGGGTTTCCCAAGATAATGACCGCAGTCAAAGGCCCGAAGTCTGTGGAAGAGGGAATCGAGTTTCTCAAGAACTACGACATTATTGTCCACCCGCGCTGCGTTCATACCATTGACGAGTTGACCCTGTACAGTTACAAGCAAGACCCGCTGACCGGCAAAATCCTGCCCGTGCTGGAAGACAAAAAGAATCACGTTATTGATGCCCTGCGCTATGCTTGCGAAGGCGTCCGACGCGCTGCGCCAAAGGTGCAAACCTTCGTGCCTATCGCCAATATGAAAAAATGGTGAGAAAATCACGCAAAATGAGGATTTAACTATGGCCAGAATCTCTAACGACCAGCGACTTGCGAACTTGCACACCGAAGCGATGGCGCAGTTTGATGACGTACAAAGCGCACTGCGTGACGAACGCTTGCAATGCCTGCAAGACCGTCGCTTCTACTCCTTGGCAGGAAGCCAATGGGAAGGCCCGCTTTGGGATCAGTACGAAAACAAACCAAAGTTTGAGGTCAACAAGATCATGTTGTCCGTCATCCGAGTGGTCAACGAGTACCGAAACAACCGCATCACCGTGGACTATGTTTCCAAAGACGGCGTGGAGAACGATAAGCTGGCCGAGGTATGTGACGGGCTTTATCGCGCTGATGAGCAGGCATCCGTGGCAGATGAAGCCTACGACAACGCCTTTGAAGAGGCAGTCGGTGGTGGCATTGGCGCATGGCGTCTGCGCACCGTCTACGAAGATGAAGAAGACCCAGAGGATGACCGCCAGCGCATCCGCATCGAACCCATCTTTGACGCCGATAGCTCGGTTTTCTTTGACTTAGGCGCAAAACGCCAAGACAAGTCCGATGCCAAGTTCTGCTTTGTGGTCACATCAATGACCCAGCAGGCGTACAAAGATACATGGGGCGATGACCCAGCAAGCTGGCCAAAGATCATCCACCAGTATGAGTTTGATTGGTGTACGCCCGACGTGGTTTATGTAGCCGAGTATTACAAAGTCGAGGAAAAGACCGAAACAATCCGCATTTTCCAGAACATCACCGGCGAGGAAGAGCGCTATACCCAAGCCGACTTTGCCAATGACGAGATGCTGGAAGAAACCTTGGCAGCCGTCGGCACGATTGAGATTCGGCAAAAGAAGATCAAGACCAAGCGCGTGCGCAAGTATGTTATGTCTGGCGGCAGGGTTCTGGAAGACGCGGGTTACATTGCAGGCAAGTGCATTCCTATCGTGGTGGTGTACGGCAAGCGCTGGTTTGTGGACAACATCGAGCGTTGCATGGGTCACGTTCGTCTGGCCAAAGATGCCCAACGCCTTAAGAATATGCAGCTTTCCAAGCTGGGTGAGATCAGCGCATTGTCTAGCGTTGAGAAGCCTATCCTGTTGCCAGAGCAGGTCGCAGGCCACCAGGTTATGTGGGCAGAAGACAATCTCAAGGATTACCCTTACCTGCTGATTAACCCGATCACCGACCAGAACGGCAACCAAGCAGTAAGCGGCCCCGTGGCGTATACCAAAAGCCCACAGATTCCACCGGCAATGGCTGCGCTATTGCAAATCACCGAGTCGGATATGCAGGACATTCTGGGAAATCCAGCCGGTGCGGACAAGATGGTGAGCAATATCTCTGGCAAGGCCGTGGAGATGATTCAAGCCCGCGTCGATGGCCAGGCGTTCATTTACATGAGCAACTTTGCCAAGGGTATGAAACGCTGCGGTGAAATCTGGCTATCAATGGCCAAGGACGTTTACACCGAGAGCAAGCGCAAGATGAAAACCATCACGCCTACTGGTGAATCTGGCATGGTTGAACTAATGCAGCCCACGATCAACCAAGAAACCGGCGCAATGGTTATTGCCAACGATATGACCGCCGCAACCTTTGATGTTGTTGCCGACGTTGGCCCGTCCAGTTCCAGCAAGAAACAGGCAACCGTCCGCGCTCTTACGGGAATGCTTAACATTACTCAAGACCCAGAAACAGCGCAGGTGCTGACCGCAATGGCCATGATGAACATGGAAGGCGAGGGACTGAGCGACACCAATGCTTACTTCCGCAAGAAACTGCTCCGCATGGGCGTGGTTAAGCCTACCGACGCAGAATCCGAAGAACTTATGGCCGAGATGCAAGGTCAGCCGCAAGACCCGAACGCGATCTACTTGCAAGCCGCAGCAGAAGAAGCAATGGCAAAAGCAGCCAAAGCCCGTGCAGATACCGTGGAAACCGTGGCCAGCGCAGAACTGAAACGCGCTCAAACGCTGGAGACTTTAGGTAAGGTTGACGAGACTGCGCAGAATATGGCACTTACAAATGCCGAGGCAGTTCAGCAGATATTGCAAAGCCAAATTATTCAACCAGTTGTCAGATAACTGAAAAAAGAGATAATGCGAACAACGGCATCCACCCAGCCGTTCTAATGGGTGAGTTTGATGGGGTCAGAAGATGAACTTAAAGGCAGATGAAGGATACGAAAACGACGAAGAAGAAACCTTAGTTATTGAGGACAAAGATCAAGGCGATGAAAAAACCCTCGGCGATACTGCCGAAGTTCAGGCCGATGACACCGAAGATGACGAAGGCGACAATAACGAAGTGATTGTGTCTATTGGTGAGGAAGCGCCACCTCCCGAAGAACAGACTCAGGCGCCTGAATGGGTACGAGAGTTGCGTAAGACGAACAGAGAATTGCAGCGTCAAAACCGTGAACTGCAAGGCAAGCTGCAAAGC